ATTGCATCTAAAGAAAGGACGACGTCCTCAAACAAATCGAACATCTCACCGGCCATAACACCATACCTGTGACAGCAAAAAGCGTTGAAATCATCATGCTGGATATGGGCGTATGGAACAAGCTTGGCACGAACATCACGAAGAGTGATGCCAGCTTGACGCGCATTCCAAGACATGGAATCATAAAACCCCTCCTCCGAAATCGTTCGTTGACCACAAACGGAATACTCGTGTGTGAACCTGTCAAGAAACAGATCACGAATCGGAGGATAAAAACGAAACTCGTAAGCGTAACCGATTGCCTTGCCAGCCATGTAAGCGTTATTCGAAACGGCATGGTTGCGGTTAGCACGCATGTTGAACCGAGCGAGAGCTTTCCCAATCAAGGGGACCGTTAGGTGCGAGCCATCGCAACGGGGAACAAACAGCTTGCTACAAAAAGTGCAATCAACAAGACACTTACGGCGGAAAACTTCTGCCACCATGTTGGCCTCAGCAGCGACACCAACGTACTTCTTCGCAGAAAAACGAGGAAGCCCGGTGATGCGGGCGAGCATGTCATCGCCAAGTATGATGGACCTACTTGAAGGCGACTTGATGGACAGAAGGAACGCATAAAGAATGGTAGCGTTCCAGAACGAGTTCCTAAAAGTCGTGTCAGTTGCCCCGGTAGGCAACTGATTATCGATCTGAGCAGAAACGGCATGCCTCTTGTTCTTAACAACGAAATGGTTAGACTTGTGGTGAAGCCTAACGAACCATTCGGGACAACCAAGACGACGCATAAGCGCCATCTCAAGAAGCATGACGTCTGACCACTGCCGCATATCGTTGGCAGAGAAATCAGACTCGATAAACTCTCCAGGAACTTGATGGAGAGACTTGACATACACCTCCGGCGTTTTCTTGTAGGCAACGCTAATCCTATGAGGGCCTTTCATGTGGTCGAAACCACATGAAAGGCGTTCCATCAATTCTTGAAACATGGGTCCAGATATCGCGTTATAAAGGTCGGTACCTTTATAGATAACGCGAGGAGCCCAATTCGGCTTATGGGAAACAAGCAAGGCTTCCGTCTTGGCAAACAATTCCTTGGTGGTATAATTCTTGACAGTGGCACCAGAGAAATTATC